TTGGTAATAGTCTGCTTCATGGTAGTAGTCTGGTCGTTATTATTCCAGCTCCAAATATCACTTCCAAGCGTTGAAGTCCAACCACCATTAATTTGACTTGCGTTAAGGGTATCACTGAGGGAGATAGTAGATTCCACATACTTACCATCTACCCCAGCTATTGTACTTGTACCATGTCTTGACGACTGGTTAGTACCTGACCATGAATTGTCTGTAAAATTTTGATTCAAAAGATTCCCTGAAGTTTCTGCCATCAGGGATAGTGGGAAAAATAATATTATTAACCTATTCATTCCAGGTCATACTGGTTTTATTATCCCCAGCAGTCCTTAATTCGCCTTTTCTTTTTTCAATCCATCTTGCTTTAGCTTGTTCGCCAATCAATCCATCTACAGGACAAGGTGTTCCTGCGTTCATCATAGATTCCCATACACTTTTATCTTGGCACATCAACGATATTGCTGCGACTTTCATGCCTAGCTTAGATAATACTGCTACTGATTTTCTTCGTTCACAATTTGGGTCTGCATAGTATGAGCCAAATGTACCACTAAATCCTATGACTGTAACCCCTGCTGCCAGTGGTATGACACAACTATCCTGACCGTATATACTCATAGCAGGAGCTGATGAGCTGTTTACGGCTGTTTTAGTATTACTACTATTGTTTGTCTCATTACTTGTTGTACTGTTGGAAGATGAGCCTGATTGGTAAGTTGTTGCTGATTCGTACCCACCTGTGATTGCAGTGTTAGAACCAGCATTATTTGATTGAGTGTTGGTTGTAGCTCCACTTGAAGTTACATCGCCTATTGCATCTGTTATTCCGTAAGCTAATATAGCTATCAATAGAAGTATAAAACATTCTTTTATTCTTGCTACCATTATCGTCTGACGGTCGAAGCTCCAAAATATAATCCCACTATTGATGAGACGACATGAGTATCTAAAGGGGTTATGACTAAACCTGTTAAAGGTTTCCACTGGGTAACATCTAATGAATATGAGAATATCCAAAATCCTTTCACAACTTCTTCTGTATAACCTACATAGATTGGAGTTTCAGGTGCAATAAGAAAAACTAGTTTAGGTAATACAAGGATTGCAAACACACACATTAATGCAATGTATCTTCTAGTATTTTTCGTGAAAGAATCAGTAACATCTCTTGCTTTGTCTGCTTGTTCAGCTACAAAACCAGCTCGTGCCATTAAGTTTTTTTGTTCTTCAGCTTTATCTTTAGCCTTCTGAGCCATGATACCTAATACTCCACCGAGTACAGTACTTGCTCCCATGCTTACGAGTTCCATTGGTATCATTATTCTCTCTCCTTTATTGCGTCAAATTGTTCTAAAAAACTTTGTTTTAAATCATCTATCGCATCTCTGTATTCTTCTAAAGTAATCTCACTTTTCATTCTTGAGTTATTAATTTTCTTTCTTGCTTGGTCAAAGGTAGATTTTAATCGTTTAGCTTCTGCTGAACCAAATCTTCTTAACCTGCTTGTGTCTGCTGTATTTATTTTAAAACCAAGCGAACTAGCTATTGCTTGACCAGTAGTTAAGGGGTCATCTAAGGTATTGTACTTAGGCTCGTCTCCATATTCTCTTTCATATGCTCTTTTTATTTTTTTGTATGAATGACTACCACCCAATGCTTCAGGGACATACGGAAGATTAGGTATAAAATCTTTGGCAATGTTTGTTGCTCTACTAGCTGCTACTTCGCCAGGGTTCATTCCAAACTCTTCAGCATCTCTTTTATTACCCATAAATGGGTCAACCCCAAATACATTTAAAACTGTTGATATGGCTGGTCCACCAAAAGAAAGTGCAGTTGGTACGAAAGGTAATGCGTTAGGAGTTGTTCCTCCCATATTAAATACGTCTGCACCTGGCAACATTCTCCCTATGTTTATATACTTAGAGTCTTTACCTGTGCCACTAATTTTTATATTAGCTTGAGGCATGGCTGCAAAACCAAACATGTTTGTTTTATTATACTCTTGCATAAACTTTCTTTCTTGTTCTTGTTGATGCTTAGTAGTTCCTGTTCCTGCTCTTCCTAAGTCATTAGCTGCGTAACCAAGTGCTGCTATAACGGCAACTTTTTCAGGGTGTTTGACTGCAATCTCTGCAAGTAACGGCATGACACGATACGAATAAGACAAGAACGGAACACCTGTCCCTCTTAGGTTGTTTATAAATTCTGATTTAATATTATAATCTACAAACCATTTAACAGCTTCGCCTGATGCGTCTGAAGGTGTCCACCTTAAATTAGTGCTAGGATTTAATTCGTTTAATCTACTTCTATATAAAGCTACTCTAAACAATCTGTCTTCTAACTGGTATAAACCTGATACTGCTTCGTCAGCAGCCTTACCCTTTTGTTTTATTGTTTTTAATAACTTGCTATCTTCAATTATATTTTTTGCTGTTTTAAGAGCCGAACCCATAAAGTCGCCTGATTTTTCTGCATCTGATACATCAAAAGTTTTTGATAACCGAGTTAGGTTAAGAGAGTTATTTAACTCGGCACTTAAATAATCTCTACCAAATACCCCACTTCTATACATATGTTGTAAGTCAGGGTGAAGGTCGTCCCATTTTAACGTGCCTTTTTCAAAATTTAATATTTGTCTTGCCGTGCCATCTTTATGTACTTTTAATAGTTGTCTCCATGAACCACCTGCTCCATAAAACAAAGTGAAGTTAGATACATAATTGTTTGTATGTACTGCTGGATTGTAAACAGTTTTAGTTTTTTTCCAAAGACTATTTATTTTAAAATATGTTTCCCCAAAAACCCTGTTGCCATCGTCATCTCTCATTTTTTTTAAGAGCATCATGTCTTTGTATTGGTCTAGCTTGACTAATTTACCAGCTAGTTTTCCATACATAGCAACTACTTTGTCTTGTTTTTCACCAAACTTTATTACAGCTAAAGTACCATCTTTACCTCCATAATCTTTTTGTTTAGAGTCAGGAACGTAAACATATTTTTCTGTAATTGCTTCTCCGTTATTATCTTTTAACACCTTTCCGTTAGCATCTGTTACTTCTATTTTTACTGGTTTCTCAGGAGTAGCATTTTTCATATTGAATTTATCTTTAGCTTCTCTTTCAATTTTTCTAGCTTCTTTCTTAGCTATGGCTTGTTCTTTAGCTAATTCTTTTTTTAGTTTTTGATACTGTACTTGCCCACCAAAAGGAAATTCAGGCAAAGGTTGTCCTGCATTAGGAGCATAACCAGCAGCAGGTGGAGGTAATGTTGGGTCTCCATACCTTAAGTTACTCATTTGAATCTCAATGTCTCTTGTTTTAATGCTACTAACTATTGGTTGTCCGTCTATCCCTGTCTTTTCTGATACTACCAAACCTTTTCTAGCAAAAATTTTTGAGGTCAAAGCTCCTTTATCTAAAACCCAGCCTTGTTTTATTCCAAAATCATTTAATGTTGCGTAAAATTTTCCAATGCCGATTGTACTTTTTAATTCTTGTGCTGTCTTAGCTAACTGTAATGCAGCATCGTCTAACTCCCCAAGCTCAAGCCTTTCTTTCTTAGATAACTGAGTTATTATTTCGTACCTACCTTTTATTTCTTTCCCATCTTTCTTTGCTTTTCTAATAATAACACCATAGTTAGATGCTTGGTTATCTGCACTTAATGCTTTGTTATACTGTGGGTCAGCTTCATCATCAATCCTGTTAACAAGTCTGTTGTAACCGTCTTTCTTTTGACCGTATAACTTATTAATTCTGTAATCGTATTGTCTTTCTGCTCTTAATTTTGGTAATATTTTTTTTAGTCCAGCAAGAGTAAAGGTATCTGACTCTCCTAATATATATTTACTTCCTCTTGCAAAAGTAGAGTCTCCTCTTATATTACTTAAATTCTTTACCCAAGTAGTTGCTTTAGTAAAGCCTTTTTCTTTAACAATGGTTTCGTAATTTCTTTTAATATAATTGTTTATGTTTGTTTTAAAAATATCGTCATCTAAAAGACCTGACAACCTCATGTCTTCTGCAATTTCTTTCATAATCTTAGCTTGGTCTTTAGTAAGGGCTATAATTTTTTCTACATCAGCAGGAACAGGTACTTTCAACGGAGTATCAATAGCTTTCCCATCAATTACTTTGTAACCACCAAGATAATCTTCTGCTCTTTCTTGCTTACGTGTTTCTTTTTCTAATAATTTTTTTTGTTGAGCTTTTGATAATCCTTTTAATTCTTTAGCAGTATACTTGACTCCTGTCTCAGGATTGATTCCTTTAGATACAACTAATCTTTCAACTAGTTCTCCTTTAGACATAGCTTTTAATTCATCAACACCTAAATCTCCACCCATTAAATTGTAAGCCACTCTTCTTTCTTCAGGACCTAGTTTATCTAACTCTTCAGTTATTTCTCCTATCTTTTGTTTGTATTCTAAAACTCGACCATCTAACTCCCTATCTAATCTTAACATGTCAGGAGACATACGGTTTTCAGGGTACTGCTTGTGCATCTTTGTATTGAACCACTCGTTTTTATTTAACGGATTACCTATAAATCTTTTACCTAAGTAGTAACTTGCACCGATTGCAAACCCATTGAATAAAAATTGCTGTGCTGTTTCAGTTTCGTTGTACTCATCTAAAATATGATAAGCAGCTGCACCTGCTGCTACTCCGAAAAAAGGTGATATAGGATTTTGTACCCATTTATCCCATACAGGTTTCATTGCATTTTTTCTATACGATTCCATTAAAGTTAATTTTTCGTCAATCAACCCATCACTCATAACTCGGCTTACTTCAGCTTCTTGTCTTCTGATATTTTTAATTCTTGTTTGTTCGATTTGTAAATTTTTACTTGGTAATTTTTCTAGTGCATCGTCAGTTGTTTTAGGTAGTGCATCAAAACCAAACCATTTTTTACCTGCTAAACCTAATGCACCAGTAATAACTCCACCACCAACTGCACCAATTCCTGCTTGTTCTAATCTACTAAACCCCATGTCTTGGTCAACGTAAGAAGCAGCACCAATTCCTGTGCCGTAGGCTATACCTTGTTTAACCATTGAAGCTACAGATTTTGCTTTAGCTACAGGTATAATCCAACCAGCAGGGTCAGCAATAATACCACCCATATAAGTAGCTAATGCTTTGCCACCGTACTCTTTGTTTCTAAAGATAGAATTTAATTTCTTTTGGTCTATAGCCATTTGCTCTTCATCGATATTAAAGAGTTGCTTAACTCCTCGATAGGTATCAGTAAACCCTAGAGTTCCTGCATACGCCATAGCTTGAGCTTCATTTTCAATTCCTGCTACGTTGCCACTATCAACAGCAATGTTATTATTTTGGATTGCTTCGTATTTACTACCAGCATTAATTTTGTCAAACATTTGTTCGGCTGATGGATTAACAACAGCAGGACCACTAGTAACCGTACCGTTTATTTTATTAAACAGTTCTTGTTCTTGTTCTGTTGGCATCTTATCTTGTTGTCCTTAAGATTTCGTATGTATTAAAAGTCTCGTCATAAGTAGGAAGCTCATCTTCAGACACACCGTTTTTTCTTGCAGAAAGAGTTTGTCCATTATGAAATTGCATAAAATTATCAAACTGTCCTTGGTTTCCTAAGACATAGGCATCGTTAAATAAATTGTTTTTAAAAAATTCTTGAGTAGGTGCTTTACTACCTGAAGTTTGCATATCTTGTTGGAGCTGAGTTATTGTCCCAGTGTATTCATCTTTAGTAAAATAGTATTTATCATAAAGAGTTGCAGCGTCTTTAGCATTTGCTCTAGTTTCTTTTTTAGCTGCTGTTGCTGTAGTCCCTGCTTTTGCTAATACTTTGACTTGCTCTGCTGCGTCAGTAGCCACATCACCTAAAACTCTACCAGCTTTATCCCACTCGTTTTCTCCCATCTGAGTTCTACCTAATAAACCAATACCTGCTCTAAGCAAGGCAGCATTTTGTATAGCTGCTAACATTTTGGCAGGGTCATTAATCTGAGATGAGGGAGCTAATATGCCACCTAATCCTTCAGTAAATTCTTTTAGCTTATCTTCTTCTGCCATTCTTATCTCCTGTATTTTGCATATAAATCTTCTTCTTGTATTCTACTTCCTGCTACGCCTGGCGTAACACCTGGCGTGATTCCTGGAGTTACAGCTTTAGAATTACTACCTCCCATCATGCCTAATATTTTTAACAAAGACATATAATCCATACCACCTGTTGCTGCTGCTGCTTCTGCAATTTTAGGCAAATCTTCCGTTCCTTTTCCTCCTATTCCTAAATTATTAAGAACGGTTTGGACATCAGGATTTAACGTGTTTAATTGATTTGGTTTAAAAGGAGTAGAATCAACTACTCCACCACCTGTTTTAGTGATAGGGTTTACAACTGTATTTATTGGTCCTCCAATAATACCTTGGTCTACATATTTTTGCCTTGTTCCTGCAAAAGTCGGATTAGTTAAAACATTTTTAAGATATTCATTGTCAAGCGTAGGGTATTTTTTTGTTAGTGAAGACAGGTTCTGTTCATATGGACTGTTAATTGCTAACGCTTCAGGACTAGATGGTTGCATTTGTACTGGTGGTGTTGGAGTATTAGTTTTAAACAAGTTCCATAGTGGGTCTAACATAGATTTGTTATCCCTCATTCTTTTATCTAATACAGAAAAATAAAGTTCCTCTTGTGGATTTTCATTAGCTAATCCAGCAATCAATCTTCTTCTTTCTTTTTCTTTATCAATTCTTTCTTGTTCTGTCATAATATCTCCTTAATTAATCAAATAAACTAGCTAATGCTACTGCTGCTGCTACATATGGTGCTGCTGCAAAAGCTCCAGTTGCCCCTGCTGTAAGTGTTGCTCCTTCTACTCCTGCTACGGTTGCTGCTGTTCCACCTAAGTAACCACTCGTCATAGCTCCGTATGTACCTGCTCCCATTAATCCTGCTCCCATTGCCTTCTGTCCCATGCCAGGCTCTCCACCTGAAGTTGAAGTAGTGCTACCACCTGGCAGTACATTTGTTCCTGCTAAGTTAGAGTATCTTGTTAGTGCTTCTCCTGGAGCTTGTTGTGCAAACTCAAATCTTTGTCTTGCTTCATCAATCGCTTGTTGTTGTCTTTGTTGTTCAGCTGTACCTAACATACCTAACTGCATAGCAGGTTGCTGTATAGCTTGTTGTGTTTGTGGCGACATTGCCAAGGCTCTTAATTGATTTTCATTTGCTTGGTTATAAGCATCACTATACATAGTAGAAGATATATCACCTGCCTTTTGCAAGTAATCTCCTATAACTCCTTGTTCTAATATCGCTTGTCTTGTGCCACCCAGTTGCCCTGCACCTGTTGCATCTCTTCTTGCTTGTTGTAATAAACCTTGAGCTTGAGAATAAATTGGACGTAATGCTGCATCAGTAGCTCCTGCCAAGTATGGGTTACTTGCTAAATTCTGTGGCGACATCAAACCGTAATTCTGTGCCGACAATATATTATCAGCTAGTCCTTGTTGTGGCACAAGATTAGCCATGAGTTGCTGTTCTGCAATCTCTTGGTTTGAAGTTTGTCCTGCATAAGTTTGTTCAGGATAATATTGCATTGGACCAGTGTTATACTGTTGTTGTGCCTGTTGATATATATCACTTATATAAGGGGACTGTCCTTCCCAAGGTACTGCTTTTGTGGTTTGAGTACCACCTCCACTTCCTTTGCCCATGATGTTTACCTCTAATGTTTAGTGTTTAATTCTTTTCCGAGAACCGTGTAGGTATTTTCATACCCAAACTTCTCTAATTTTTTAGCAAATCCTTTTCGACAACACGTCTCTATAGCTTCGCAACCTTGTTGTATTGCCCATTCTTCTAGCAATTGTAACCAATCTTCTACCCATAAATCTAAATCTTTACCACCTAATGTAACTATACGGCAGGTAGTTTTCCTTGGGTATTCAACTATCTCTGTAGTTAGTACCGAGACAATCTCTTTATCTTCGTTAGATAAAACCCACAACTGCATTTTCTCTTCTTCAATTTTATGATAGATATCAAAGGTACTCATTTCATCTTTACTTTTGTTGTTACCCATTTCAATATAAGGCTCACAATCTTCCCATACTTTAGATAACAGTTCAGGTAAGACTCCTGATATATATATCACCCTAGTTTCACCCAGTTTCCTGCTGAATTTCTAAAGTAAACTCCTTCACCAGCTCCTGGATTAAAGTTAGTACCATCTCCGTACACTATATCTCCTTGTTTAATTCTAACTGGAGCTACGTTTTTAACTTCTATAAAAGTTGTAGCATTTTCTTCTAATGCTCCTTGCAACTTTGTAAGTTCTTGCATTAAATATTGGGGCAAATCTTCAGGGTTACTGGGTACTGGGTTAGGGGTATACTTGGGTGCTTGAGCCATTATCTCTCTCCTATTACCTCATATTCTATGTCATATCCGTTCAATACAAAAGTAGTTCCTGTTGTATTTTGGAACTTAATAGCTATGTATTTCCCTGTACTTCTTGCGTCTACCTTGTTCTGTGAATTAGGATTAATGCTTTGTGGTGATTTATAAGTATAAGTACCAGCTGGACTCATTGAGCTGCCTATAAATATTTCAGCACTTCCTGTTCCTGAAAATCTTGGTGTAATCTTTCTTACTTGTTTAACTGTGTTTGGGTTGTTATCGAGTACCAATCCTTTTCTTTCCAAGACCATTGTGAAATTATTTCCTGCAAAATCAAACCCTTGGTCTGCTCTATATAATCTTGTATTACTTGTACCAGCCATTAACATGCTTGTCTCTGTAGGATTGTAGGCTCTTTCTCCCCATGTTTCTGTAGTATTATAAGCTACCCAACTTTGTGATTGACCTGACCATAAAACGCTAGTGCTTCCGTCAGAAGTTGGACTAACAACGCCAAGACCTATCCCTAATATTCCTGGCAAATCTCTAAAGCTGTATGAAGAAGCATTGTAATTATAAACTAATGCTTTGTTACAAAATGTTGAGCCAACGGTTGGGTATGAAATCCATATTTCTCCTTTCTGAATATTGTGCGTTACAAAAGTATTGGCATAATTTGTGCCATCTATCTCTTCAAACAAAGTTCTTTTAATAACATCACTGGCTATAGATTTTTTAGTTACGCCATCGTGTACTATGATATCGCCATTCGTTACTACAAAATGTTTTCCGTTAAATTCACAAGCACAATTCTTAGATAAAATTCCTGTGTCATCAAATAATTTTTGGAAACTAAAAACTAAATTACCTCCAATGTAATTCATTATCCATGTAGTTTTTTCTTTATATATAACAAAAGATTGTTTTAAAGAAAATCCGTCAACAATAAAATCTCCATTGTCTCCAATGGTTGTAGCACCTGCATCATTCGTAGCACCAGCTGTCCATGTACTAGGTAGTGCATTGTTTTCTGCTGCATCTCCCCATCTAATTTTGTTAGGATAATTGACTGATGATTCTGTTAAGTTTAAAGCTATTAAATAATTACCATAAGGTCTTATTGATTTACAAACTGTACTTGCTGACCAATTAGTTAAGTCAGTAAAATTATTAGCTCCTGTGTTTGCTAAACATTGTGGGTCATCTACTCCGTTATTAAAAATAGGTAGTCCGTTAAAAATAGATACGTCCCAGTTACCAACTGCTGTAAGATTGACAGCATAAACACCTGAAGTTCTTGTGAACTCTGTATGTGTTGAGCCATCAGTTCTATATATTTTTGCTAAACCTCCGTAGAACCAGTAATTATTTGAACCTGTTGCCCAATTTAATACTTGATAAGGAGCTACTGTAGGGTTGGCTACTGGAAATGGATTGTCGTGTCCTGATATTTTTTGTGCTGAACCATCTGCAAATCTTGCGTTCTCTGTATGAGAAAAAAACTCAGGAGGTAAGGTTGTAGGGTTTGAATCCTTAACCATTCCTTTAGGAGTGCCTACTTGAAAGATTGCCATTACGCAGTTCTTCTCCACATATATGCAACGATGTAGGGTTGTACGTTATTATGGGCTGAACCACTACCTGTTGCTGCTGTTGTAAATCCTTCATTGCTTGAGCTAGTATCAGGAAATAAAGAATGGTCATTTGAGCTACCACCATTTTCTGAAGAAGGTATATTTAAACTATGTGTATGT